GAACGGTTAAACGTTCAAACTGGCACTGGTTTTACGCGTTTGGTCACCAACGAATCCAATTCATTACTAATGCATACGGGGAAAATTGGGCAACATGCTTGCTCGACTACTCCTGTCAGCACGGACGATGAAATAGCAAGTATTGGTGTCACAAGTAAAGTGCGGGTCACGTTGCCTATGATTCAAAGGAAAATGGGGGAACAACAATCTGGATGTGAAATTCTTTTAGAATATCACTTGAAGCACCAGAATCTTCCCCGAATACACTCTGTATTATCTAAGATTGATCCTTATGTTCGTGGATTTCAATGGATAAGTAAAAACTATCAGTATGAACCTGAAGCTAAACCTTCAATGGTCTCATTTATGAAACCGTTGCTTGATGGGGCTTTTGCCCCTGACCTCACCGCGGGTAATGACAAACGTGCAATTGTCGAACGCGTTGAGAAGGTGCGAGACACAACGGAAATGACTAGTTTCTTAGGAAAGGTTGTCAAGGAGTTTGTAGGAAAGTTGGCTGGTGGCAAAGAACATACTCTTGTTCCCTATGGGGAGGAAGAGTTGCGTCTGCGCCAAGACCGACCGACTCAACGAAGGATTCTTGATGCAGCTGAGTACGAAGCTTCAACCGACATCGCTAAGTCTTTCAATAAACGTGAATGTTATGAGTCTGTTACAGACCCTAGAAACATTACCACGATTAATGGAACTGACAAGCGTGATTATTCAGGGTATATGTATGCTCTGTCTGATTTTGTGAAAACAAATGATTGGTATGCTTTTGGAAAGAAACCCGTGGAGGTTGCTACGCGAGTAGCAGCAGTTTGTTCTGCTGCGAAAGTAGGTGTGACATCTTCGGATTTTAGTCGTATGGACGGACGTGTTGGCAGAGTGGCCAGAATTTTGGAGAAAGCCATATGCATGCATCTCTTCATGTTTAAATATCATGATGAGTTAGACAAACTACTTGAATCCCAGCAGAATCTTAAAGGAACCACCCGTTTGGGTGTTAAGTACTTAACTCTGTTGAGTAGATTGTCTGGTAGTCCGGAGACTTCGGTCTTTAATACACTACTTGATGCTTTTGCTGCTTTCCTCACTTTTCGTAGGTCGCATAATCCCGTTACGAAGACTTTCTTTACCGCTGATGAAGCCTGGTTAAAACTAGGCCTGTATGGCGGTGATGATGGTTTGACTGCGGATGCCGACACTGAAGTTTACGTTGCTTCTGCTAAAATGATTGGCCAAAATCTAACATGTGATGTTTTGAATAAGGGAGAGTCGGGGTTAAAATTCCTCGCCAGACAGTACGGGCCCGCTGTTTGGAACGGTGATAACAATTCTTGTTGTGATTTCACTAGAACACTCTCTAAATTTCATACAACAGTCACAATGACCGCTAGCATTACCCCTGAATCCAAATTGGCGGATAAGGGTTATGCTTTGTGGTTGACCGACAAAAAGTCACCAGTAGTGGGCAAGTTCGTGCAAAAAGTCGTTGATGCGACCCCTAATAGTCATTCTTTTAAGAATATCTGCAATGCTTATAACATTGAGGGAAATGCTGAACTCCAGTACCCGAATGATGGTGCCGAGTGGATGGATGCCCTGTTCAATGAGCAGTTGCCCGATTTTGATCGTTGCAAGTTTGAACAGTGGTTGTCTACAACATCCACCTTGTCTAGTCTGTTAGATCCTCCTCCCCTATCCTCCCCAGTGATAATGAAGAAAAAGGAAGGGACCGTGGTAGTCGATGACTACGTATACGGAGAGGAATCATTAAGCAAATCTATACCTGAAGAACAAAAAGGTGCCAACGAACCTAAAAAGTTTCGTGGCCGTAAGAAGAAGGAAGACCGCCCTAGTCGTAAGACTGGGAAACCAGTAGAGTCTGGAAGGGGTAAACCGAAAGGAAGCCCTACCTACATAAAGAAAGTAAAACCAGTTTCTAAGTAGAGTTAAAATAAATTTTGTCTGCTTTAGATTTATATAAAACATTCCGC